CAGCTACTAAAAAACTAGCTATATTTGACGCATTTGAAATACTTAACAGAATCCAAGAAGAAGAAAACCTGCTTGAGGGCAAGGCACCTGAAGAGACAAAGAAAGAAGTCTTTAGAGGATTCGCAGAAGGTAGATCTAAATAATGTACGAGCAAAATTTAGTTAAAACAATAGAACCCATTAAAAAAACTACGATTACTAGAATGAATCGTGGTAAAAAATGGAAGTATGGATATAACAAAGAACACGATGTTATTGTAATATCTAAAACAGGTAAAATAGGAGAAATATATGAAATCCAAAATCTTAAAATTGCTTTACCATCTGTGCCCATGCAAGTACATAAACTGCAAGGGAGTAAGTGGTCAAAAATAAAACCACCAAAAGAGCTAGATCGTCTTAAAAATATATTTGACTGGAGAAACTATCCAGACGAAAATAAAGAACAGTGGTATGACTATATAGATGAAGAATTTAAAAGAAGAGAAGAGGGTTTTTGGTTTGTAAACAACAATAAGCCAACCTATTTAACAGGTGCGCACTATATGTATCTTCAATGGAGTAAAATAGATGTAGGTGCTCCTGATTTTAGAGAGTCAAATAGATTATTCTTTATATTCTGGGAAGCTTGTAAAGCTGATAAAAGATGTTATGGGATGTGCTATTTAAAAAATAGAAGATCAGGTTTTTCTTTCATGTCATCTGCTGAAACAGTTAATTTAGCTACTCTTGCAAGTGATAGTAGATATGGTATCCTGTCTAAAACAGGTTCAGATGCTAAAAAGATGTTTACTGACAAGGTGGTTCCGATAAGTATAAACTATCCATTCTTTTTTAAACCGATACAAGATGGTATGGATCGACCTAAAACAGAGTTAGCATATAGGGTACCAGCAAGTAAGTTTACTCGTAAAAAAATAACGGCTAACGAAAAGTTAGAAGATTTACAAGGATTAGATACAACTATAGATTGGAAAAATACTGGTGATAACAGTTATGATGGTGAAAAACTTAATTTACTAGTACATGATGAAAGTGGTAAATGGGAGAGACCCGATAATATATTAAATAATTGGAGAGTAACTAAAACATGTTTACGACTAGGTAGTAGAATAGTTGGTAAATGTATGATGGGCTCTACCTCAAACGCATTAGATAAAGGTGGCGAAAACTTTAAAAAATTATACAACGCATCAGATGTCACAAAGAGAAATAGAAACGGTCAAACAAAATCTGGCTTATACTCTCTTTTTATCCCAATGGAATGGAACTACGAAGGATTTATTGATGAGTACGGAGTTCCAGTTTTCACTACTCCTGACGTCGATGTGCTCGCACCAGACGGTGAATTAATAGATGTAGGTGTAATAGACAATTGGCAAAACGAAGCTGATGGTTTAAAAGATGATCAAGATGCTTTAAACGAGTTTTATCGCCAGTTTCCAAGAACTGAAGAGCACGCGTTTAGAGATGAGGCAAAAGGTAGTATATTTAATCTTGTTAAAATATACGAACAAATAGATTACAACGAAGAAATGTCTAGAACACTAGGAGTTACAACTGGTAATTTCCAATGGGTAAATGGAATAAAAGATTCACAAGTAATTTTTTATCCAGATCCAAAAGGACGTTTTAAAGTAAGTTGGGTTCCAAAATCCGAATTACAA